ATGGACCAATCGGATTTTTTCGACAAAGGCTTTCGACGTTAAGTATCCCTGAGATATTAGCCGAGTCGAAAGCCCTTGACGATCAAGCAAGGCAAATTAAATTAGAAGCCATGCGGTCAGTTTGGTACATGCGTGGAGGATTGTCTTTTGCTGAAGCTATGAATCTCAGTTGGGACGAAAGAGAACTGGTCCTTGAGATAGTCAAAGACAACATGGATGTTACTAAAACTTCTGGATTGCCGTTCTTTTAACGAGCACTCATGGCTTTGAGGATCTGTAGCACCTGAGTTTTTTGCGTAGGATCCATTTTTAAGATTTCACCAAACGCACTGGACATCACACTCATATGCTCACGAGTTAATGGAGTTCCGGACATGTATCCTGTGATAGCTTTCTTTAATTGATTAGGATCTACACCGGGCAACATGTCAGTTAGCTTACCGTAATTGAGATTACCTTTGGTCTGTGTCTTAGCATCATCCTTACCACCGGCTAGTCCTCGTTTTAATCCAGCAATAAATCCCTGTGGTGAATCATCGCCACCATCTGCGTTGTCGGCAGCATTACCACCTGCTTTGTTGATAGCCTGTGTAGTAGCAGCACCTTGACCGCTGATCATAGCATCTAATTTTTGACCCATATTGGCTTTAAGAATATCTTGAACAGCAGCTTTAATAATAGAATCCACAGTAGAATTTTTAAGATCAACTTCGTCAATGACTTCTTCAGACTGAACAGGAGTGTATGATGTGCCTGCTAGTTGAGCAATACGACTTAGCTCATCAACACTTTCAAAAGGATTTTTCTTTCCTTGTCTTTTGTAAGCAGGTTCTTCATAGTCGTTCCAATTTTTTTCATCGCTGTTAGTTTTTGGAACGTCAGCATCGTCTTGCTGATCAGCTGTTTGATCTGCTGTTTGATCTGCTGGCTGCTCTGGATCATCTAGAGTAGGCTCAACTCGGCCAGATGGATTAGGAGTTGCCATTGGCTCGCCTGCGTTTTTACCAATGCCTAAAGTATCTCTCATGTCTTTAGCTGGCATAGTTCCAGCTGCCATTGCTGCTTGTTTGATAGCAGCTTCAGCACCAGCAGTTGGAAATCCGTTAGCACCTAAGAACGCAATAATAGCATCTGAATTAGGCTTTTGTCCGCTTTGACCTAGGTAATAATCAAATTGTTTACGTAGCCCATTAGCCATAGTTGCTGTATTAAGAGCACCTTTAGCGGTTTGACTTCCAAGTTTAGAAGCAATACCTAGACCAGCCCTTTTTAACATACCTACAGGTGCTTCATCTACTTGCTGTTTCTGAGATACAATATCAGTAATTTTCATTTAGAGATAATCCTAAGAACTTAATGTAATTATTTATATGTTTGAAAGCGAGCAATGCTCGCTTGTGTCTATCGCTAACGCTCAGACACATTTTTACTAGAATTAACTGCGAAGCAGTTTAAATATTATCCAGATCGTTCAGTCACACTTTGCCCAGGAAGGGCAAAGAAAAAACATTATCCGAGTCGAACAATATCACTTAGCGTTGCAGCATTACAGTGGCGGTCATCCTGTACCACGAGCTGCGTCTTTATATGACGGCAATTATTAAATCAACGCTAACTGATCTAATAATCTGGGGTGTCTCTCCCCTCATTTTAGCCTATATTAACTCTATTCAAACAGCAAAACCGCAGGCATTTTGCGATCGTGGTCCTGTTAAGGATACTTGCTGAGCCGTCTGCTACCAAACAGACTTACCTTACCGCCACACATCAGAGCGGATTTTGGACACTATAACAGTCGCCAGTGCGGGCTTATTTGGCAGTTATTTTGCCTTTTTTTGTTCTTCTAGACGCTGTCTAAGTATGTTTGATCCGCCAACTCTGACATTTATAATGCCATTATAATAGTCATCAGTTTCTAAAACTCTGCGTTCAAACTGCTCTCTAGCTTCTAAATAACTCATTTCTGCCTTAGATTTACAAAGATAAAGTATTTCTCTAGTGAAGTTTTCCGGACCTAGTGCTTGGACGTCTGCGTTGAGCCTATCAGAGGAACCAAAGTAGTCACGCCAATCGCTTTCTACAACTGATCTTCTTTTAAGTTTTTTGCCTTTGAGTGGGGGTTTAGTACGTTTGAATTGTGCTAGTTTCTTGCCTATGTACTTCTGTCCGGTGTGTAGATTCGTAATAAGATACACGAAGCCAATGTAGCCTTCAGGTAGTTCTTCTACGATTTGATTTTGATATGTCCACAGCACTCACTTAGTTATTTTTGGAGGTCTGCCTAACATGCCTTTTCTGGCTGCTTTACGTTGTTGCCTTTTTTCTTGTATTTCTACTCGTCTAATTGATGCTTCGTTGCGTATTTCTGATAGCCAATATCGTGCCTTTATGCCTGCTTCGTCTGAGCCTTTGTATTCAAAGCGGTCTTGCCACTTGAAATATTCTTGAAACGCTTTGATCATGCGATCATGTGCTTCTGTACTCATTCTACTATTTCTACATCCGTTGAGTAACTAGTAAATCCGTTTTCTTTAATGACCTTGAGCACGTGATTTACACGACTGGTTAGATCATCTCTGTGTGAGATCAGGAACACATTCTTGTTGCGTTCACGGGTCATCTTCTTAAGTACCGCAATACTTGATTCAACACCACTAGAGTCCATGCCGCTGTCTACTAGTTCGTCAATGAACAACAGGTTGATAGGATGGTATAGGTTCTCCCACACGTCACGGAACGCCCATGACATAGATAGGATCAGTCTATTACGCTCGCCTCTAGACAGATTATCAAAGTCTAGGTCCTGACCCAGCTGTGTAATCAATACACTTAGATCGTTTTGGAACTCAACAATGTGCGGCAAGCCAATCTTATCAAGATAATAAGTTAGTCTTTGATTTAAGAATGATAAGTTTTGATCAATAATACGTTTTCTTACAAAACTATCTTTGTTTGTTAATAGTTTGTACAAGAACTCTTGATGGTCTTTAACTCTTGTAAGGTCGTTAACAGCTTCCCAGTTGATTTCTTGGACAGCAGTGTTCTTTAGTTCTTCAATTTGTTCACTGTAGGGATTGACTTCTACTTCTTTGACAGCAATTTCTTTTTCTAATCCAGACAATGTGTTCTTGTGATTAAGTGCTTCTTCTAAATTGTCATAGCTGACCTGCGGACATGCGTTCAATTCACCTAGCATAGTCAGTGCCTCTTTAAGAGAATTGAGTTCGTTTTGATGATCAATGACAGCTACTAAGCTATCTTCTACTTGTTTTGATTTAGTAGATACCATTATTTCATGTTTGTCGTCATGAATCTCTTGTCCGCAGCTATGACACTTGTGTTCGGCAAGTAATAGCAGTTCTTTCTCAAGTTTATCAAGAGTCTTTTGTTCTTTTTCTAAACTAGAAATCTGTTTAGCAACCATCGCTGTGATATTATCATGTTCTTTTTTATTCTTTGTCCACTCTACTAGGGCACGTTGGTTGCTGATCTCGTGATCAATATCAATAGTGCTGAGCACGTCAATGCTCTTTCTAAGATTCTCGAGAGCTTTTTCTTTTTGATCTTCCCACATATTCTGTTTGCGTTCGATGCTTTCAATACTTTGCTGTATCTTTTCGTTGGATACTTTAACAGTTTCGATTCTGGTGTTTTCAGTAGCAATAGCATCTTTGGTAATCTTAATTTGATTTTTAAGATTCTCAGCTTTTTCACTTAATTGAGTAATACCTAGCAACTGTTCAATGATGTTACGCTGATCTGCTGCCTTCATAGACAGGAACGGTTCAGTGTAAGTGTTTAGTGCCACAAGATGTTTAAACATATCGTGACTCATTGACATCATTTCTTCAATGGCTTTTTGTGTTTCTCTAGAATCGCCTTGACTTTCGTCTAGGTCTTCAAGTGCTTGTTCTTGACCATTAATACTAAACTTTAAAAGATTAGGTTTACGGCCTCGTTCAATATGATATTCAGTACCATCTTTTTCAAACGTAACCGTACACAGCATGCCTTTGCCGTTGATCTTGTTAACTAGGTTGTCTTTCTTAATGTTAGTCAAGGCCTGTCCGTAGATAGCATAGCTGAGACCGTTGATAATAGTAGTCTTGCCAGTGCCATTACGAGCTCCACTGTCGTCTCCACCGAGATCCATATTCTCGCCAAGTACCAATGTTAGTTGGCCTTTATCAAAATCAATAGCTTGGGTTTGATTACCCACACTCATAAAGTTTTTAACTGTTAGATTCTTAATTTTAATTGTCATAGTTCTCTATAAATGTTCAGCAAAAGTTTTTTGTCGTAGGAGTCGCTTTCAATAGCATCAATTTGATTCATAACAATAGTATCAACTGATTCAAAGTTGATATCAATGGGCACTGCTGACCCTTCAACTTCTACTTTTTCCGGGATTAACATTAGTTCTCGCAGTTTATATTCCGGAATAAATTGTTCTTTGATAAAATTAGCTTCTTCAAATGTAATAGGCAAGTCGATAGTGACTCGACAGTGCATTTTTTCTCGCAGTAACTCTTTCGGAGAATCAATAATTTGACTTAACTTGTAAGTTCTAAACGTAGGTTGACCAGGCCAAGTATGATACTCTGGCTTACCACCCCATTCTAAAATCATCATACCGCGATCGTCGTCACTAGCATCGGCATAGTTGTGCGGAAAAGCATTACCAATATAGGTGATATTGCGTCCTGTTTGACGCTTGTGGAAGTGGCCACTAAACACATACTCTTGATTAACGAAGTGTGTGCTTTGTAACTGTCCGTGATCAGGCATCTGAACCATAGCGTTCATATAAAAGTTAGGCAATTCAAGATGCCCAAAGATGTATCGACTTTTAATTTTAGAAACTTTAGTCCATTCGTCCCCCACAAGCCACGGCAAGATAGTTACATCGCCTTCTGTAAGTGGTTCTTTAATAGGCACAACGTTAGGAAACAATCGCATAAACTCAATGGAGTTAATTTCACGCTTGTCTTTATAAAATAAATCGTGATTGCCTAATATAAAATAGACTTTTTCAAAACTGGCACTGAGTTTTTCTAAATTACTAACGGTATAGTTCATAGTACTAACATCAGTCGTTGAACGATTGTGATGCCAGTCGCCTAGAAAGATTGCTGTTTCACAACCTTCTGCCCGTGCAGTATCGCAGAACCAATTTACAAATTCTTCACAATCTTGATTGTGTGTACGACTACCGCTTTTAAGTCCAAAATGTATGTCTGTGAAACAAGCTACTTTTTTAAATAGATTCATAGATATATTATACTATAGTTAATAGAATAGATCAATCCCAATCGCCGCCTTCAGTGACTACAGGACCAGATACTGCCCCACCGCCCCCACCGCTGTTTTGTCTAGTCCAACTTGGATTCATTCCGTTCATTTCCAGAATATCATCTCGAATGTTTTGATTGCGTTTTTCAATGTTGATAATTCTAACGAATGAATTAGTGACAGCAGCAGTATAGTAAGCAAAAGGATTATTAGATTTACTCTCATCAAATTGTAGTCCTATCTGGGTTAGCTGTAGGATAGCCTGTCCACGCATTTCGTCGTTATAGGTATAGCCCCTAACGTTGCCTCGAGTAGCATAGCGTTCGCAGAGTTTGATAAACATGCGAGCTAGATCGTTGGTCATTTGTCCGTGTTCTTTACAAAACTCTCCTGTGGTTAAATCGCCCTTCCAGTGACTTTTTCCTACACAAATCAGGTTATCATTTTCGTCAAACTTCCAATGTTGGAAAGGAGGAAAGTTAACTTTCTCGTGACTGTCAGCTGTAGACTTTACAGTCTTTTTCCTTCCTGGGGCTAGTGGAATATGATCAAAGGTCATAATTCGAAATACTAGATCGTGTTTTGATATTTTTTTATAATCTATTTCTGAATCTTTAGCAGATGCTTTTTTATTAGTTCTTTGAGCAATTTCGTGTGCTTTTTTGCTTTCTTTGGTAGCACGAAAGCGTTTGGCT